ATGGCTTTGGCCCAAGACAAACTAGAGGAATGACAAACCTTCTCTCTCAAGAGGGCGGATTTCAAAGCCCATTTTCTGCGTTACCTACAGCAGCCTCTTCTGGCGAATTTTTTGAAACTATTTCTTTATTAGACGCAGATGACACTATGCGTTACTACAACCCTCAGACACCTGATGAGGTTGCAAAAAGAAACCAAGCAGGAGAAGCAGTCTTTCCAAAATTTGGAGAAGACGTCTACTACGTTGATGCTCAAGGAAACTTTGTAGACCGCTCTGCTGGACGCAAGTACTACGATGAAGACTTAGACACTGGTGAAACAGTTATACCTGGTGAAAAGGGACCTCAATTTGAGGAATCAGATGCGCCTGCACCCCTGTCGCTTGTTCCTACCTCTACAACTAACCCTGACCGTCCACGTACAGTAGCGGCAGGCTATGACCGTCAACGCTCAGTTCTTACAGTTGTGTTTCGTGATGGTACTTATTATAACTATTATGAAGTAAGCACCACAGAGTGGCAAGACTTTAAACGACGCGTTTCTAAAGGACAGTTTATTTACAAGTACTTAGACTTTAAACCTCGTGGACCTGCAAGCGTCTCATCTCTTCCTGCGTACGCACGTACTGCCTTGTACAAGGTCACTCGTGCTATACAGTTGACTAACGAACGTAAGCAGTATGACCGTATGGCTAAAAAGAACACCCCTAAAGCACCAAAGGCAAATAAACCAAGAAAGAGATAAATGCCAAAGGCACACAATATTGGACCACTATTTGTACAAGTGACTAAATTCCCCTATGAATGGGATGGAAAACTGCTTGTTCGTGGTTGGACTCAAGAGATTGAGGAACCCTTTAGAACTTCTGAACCCCTAATATTTAAACTACCTAACTATCGTGCTTTAGTCATTGGACGTTGGACTGGTGCGAAAGATGAGGAAGACGCGCTAAACTCAGCGCTAGAAAGGCGGGATTTAACTTACGATGATTTTACGGAAAAAGCGGGATGGACACCAGCCCCAGACTCGGATAGAGAAGAGAGTGTCGACGATTTCCACCCCAGATTTGATATCTTGGATGGAGCACTCGATGTACCTGATTGGCAAACACGTGACGATTTACCAAAAACAAAATAGTTCTGCTGACTTAGATGAGGTTCTCATGGGCGCAGAAGCGTTCCATGCCATTGCAAAAGAATTGAAGAAAAGACACGTCTCCTGATATGATTATTATGCGTTGCCTCTCTACAGGTCTGGCGTTGACCCACCCAAAAGGTGGGTCTCGCTGTTTAATGGGTGCATATGGAACAAGATAAGTTTGAAGAAATTAATCCTGAGTTTTATTTACAGGATGAAGCACCCATTGAAGAGGGAATTGACGAGCCTCTTGATGAACTGTCGCAACAGTTTGTAAACAAACTTATTGACAAGATGCTTGAGTTCCTTGTAGTACTTGTGGGCCATGACTTGCATCCTTATCAAAAACCACTTGCTCGTCGCATTATGGAATCTGTAATTATTAATGACGGTGAAGAAATCACTGCCCTTGCTTCTCGTCAGTCAGGAAAGTCAGAGACGGTTGCAGACACTGTTGCAACAATGATGATTTTACTTCCACGTCTTGCAAAACTTTATCCAGATTTATTAGGAAAGTTTAAAGATGGAATTTGGGTTGGTTTGTTTGCTCCTACAGAATCACAGGCTGAAACTTTATTTGGTAGAACAGTTACACGTTTGAGTTCAGAACGGGCTTTAGAGATTATGGGAGACCCAGAGATTGACGACACTGCCGCACGCGTGGGAGGAGTGACTCGTCAAATTCGTCTAAAGAAATCAGGCTCCACTATCACAATGATGACAGCAAACCCACGAGCAAAGATTGAATCAAAGTCCTTTCACCTTATCATCATTGATGAGTGTCAAGAAGCAGATGACTTTGTTGTCTCTAAGTCTATCTCTCCTATGTTGGCGTACTACGCAGGAACAATGGTAAAAACTGGAACTCCAACAACAAGTAAGAACAACTTTTATCGTGCTATTCAAATGAACCGCAGACGACAGACTGGAAGAAGTTCTAGACAAAACCATTTTCAATGGGACTGGAAAGATGTAGCAAAGTTCAATGCTAACTACGAAAAGTTCATTAGAAAAGAAATGCTTCGTATTGGTGAAGACTCAGATGAATTTCAAATGTCGTATAACTGCAAATGGCTTCTTGAACGAGGAATGTTTGTTACATCAACAATCATGGATGAACTTGGAGACACTTCACAAGAGTTAGTGAAGTCTTGGCACAAGACTCCCGTTGTTGTTGGCATTGACCCTGCTCGTAAAACGGATAGTACTGTTGTAACAGTTGTTTGGGTTGATTGGGATAGGCCTGATGAGTTCGGTTACTTTGACCATCGTGTCCTTAACTGGTTAGAGATGCAAGGAGACGATTGGGAAGAGCAGTACTACCAGATTGTTAACTTCTTAGAGAACTACGATGTATTGGCGGTTGGTGTTGACGCAAATGGTGTCGGTGACGCGGTTGCGCAACGTTTGAAGTTACTTCTCCCAAGAGCAGAGGTTATGTCTCTGACCTCTAGCCCATCAGAACAATCAAAACGTTGGAAGCACTTGCAAGCCTTAATTCAACGACGAATGATTTCCTGGCCGTCTCACGCTAAAACACGGCGCCTAAGAACTTGGAAGCGTTTTTACCAACAGATGGTGGATGCAGAGGTTCAGTACAAAGGCCCTAATTTCCTTGTAGCCGCCCCAGACGAGTCCTACGCACACGATGACTTTGTGGACTCTTTGTCGATAGCCTGTTCTTTAACACAAGACCTTGTAATGCCAGAAATTGTGGCTTCTACTAATCCTTTTTTTGGTTAAGCCACACAAAGTAGTAAAAAGGGTAGAAACTATCTACCAGGTATACCTAAACCTAGAAACAAGGAGTCTACAATGGCTATTTCTCCAGCACCTCGCTTTCCAGAGCGTGCACCAAACGTCTACGAACGCAAAGCAGGGGACAACCCTGTACGTCGTGGACCACTACGCTTTGAAGAAGGCGTTGCAACCGATACCGATGTTCCAACCGACTTTATCAAAGGAATGCAATCAGGTGCAGCAGTTGCTCCTGGTCGTCCTAATCGTAACGCTCCAGTTTGGCAGAAGCCTGCCGCTGAAACTTTGTCAGAGCGTGCACACGTAGGTTCTGCTGCATGGATTGAAGCACCTACAATGCTAGGCGAGTTTGCTCACGGCACATACACAGACCGTGCAGAACAGATGATTGAAACTGTTATGCGTTCTGGTGGTCGTCAGCAACGTCCAGCCCCAACTGTCGTAAACGACTAGTTATTTGACAACCTGAACCCGCTCATACGGTAGTGTATGGGCGGGAACAGGCTGTATTCGGAGGAGTCAAATGAAAAAACCCGCTAACTTAAAATTGTATGCGATGTTTGTCGCACAGGCCAAAGCAAAGTATTCAAAGTGGCCTAATCCAGGTGCTAGTGCTTGGGTTTCAAAAAAATACAAAGAAGCGGGCGGTCAATACACTGAAACAACAGAAGCAGACCGTCGTCATAACATGGCGATAAAAAAACAACAAAAACAATTATCTGAAAAAAAGAATCCTAAAAAAGAAGATAAAAAATCCGAAAAGGATAAGGGCAAGAAGTAATGTCATTTCTTGATTTTTCACCACCGTCATATCGTGCGGCGTCATCTGACCTTACTATTTCCATTTCACCACTTGGTTTGGTTGAACTTGCTGACGAAGAATTTGAAGTACACGGTCCTCGTTTAAACCGTTACTCTCTTAACTGGGCGATGTACCTCGGTCATCACTGGGGTTATCGTCGTGAACAAGGCGAAATGCAAATTGCAGTCAATTACTATCGTGCCTTTAATGATTATCTTGCCAGGTTCGTGTTTGGTCGTGGCGTCCATTTTCGCTCTCCTAAGTCAACTGAAGCAATTATTCCAGACCGTCTTGAACGCATTTGGGAAGTTGACAATGACAAAATGCGTGTCCTACTT